AGCCAAACGCATACGCATATAGAAACGTAGTAGCATGAGCAGATATGCGCAGGGAATATTCCGTCCTAAAAACATGCATAAGTATGTAGGAAAGGGTTTCCCTCGCTATCGCAGTTCATGGGAAGCACACTTTTTCCGTTTTTTGGATGAGCATCAAAATGTATTACAGTGGGCATCTGAAGCTCTTCGTATTCCATACCGCCACCCAATAACGGGAAAAATGACCACTTATGTGCCAGATATTCTGATGCAGTATGTAGATCAGAAAAACATGATGCACGTAGATTTGATAGAAATAAAACCTAGTTCGCAGACTTCACTTCAAGAAGCTCGTAGTAACGCAGACAAGTTACATGCTATTGTNAATGGTGCAAAATGGGAAGCTGCCCGTGCCTATTGCAAAGCTCAAGGTATTGTTTTTCGTGTGGTGAAGTGAAAAAGACCTTTTCAAAAACTCAAAACCATCCAGACCAAGAAGGAAAACAAATGCCGTTAGGAAAAAATGAAAAGCTAGAATCACTATTTGACTTGCCACCACTTGGCACAGATATTGAAGACAGTGACGAAGAATACAGCGAAGAATTAGATTCTGATCCTAGTATCGAAGTAACACAAATCCAAGCACTTTCAACCCTAGAGAAAATAGAAAATTCTCTGCCCGCTGTTCGCGGTTTGGAAGCATCAGACAAAGAAATGGACGATCTTGCAGCCATTGCCATGCAAGGATACAAAGACCTGATGGACGTTGGTATGCAAGTCGAAGGCCGATCAGCATCAGAGATACTTTCAGTTGCAAGCTCTTTGATGGGCCACGCCATTACCGCCAAAACAGCAAAAGTAAACAAAAAGTTGAAGATGCTAGAACTTCAGTTGAAAAAAGCTAAATTAGATATGGATGCCAGCAAAAACAAAGCAGCAGAAGATGACGACACACCATCAGCTACTGGAAAAGTTTTGGACAGAAACGAACTATTTGAAATGATTAAAAATCAGAACATTGATAAATAGCATAAAGGGATTACACACATGAAAACATTCAAGGATTACTTAATGGAAAGCGCACGAGAATACAAGTATCGTGTAAAAATTGCAGGCGAATGCACAGATGAGTTCTTCAGGAAATTTGAAGAAGCTTTGTCAAAGTTTTCCATAATGGGTTTTACAGAACCAAAGAAGACACCAATTCGGCCACACCTACCCGGATTTCCTGACACCGTAACCAACTCAGAAATGTATGTGGTTGATGTGACACTACACTACCCAGCAAACGAAGACCAAATCAGGCAAATCGCCGTTAAGCTAGGAGCAAGAGCAGACCGAGTAGTCGTGGTTACACCAATGCATGCAGATGCAAATGAAAAGTGTGCTGAAGAAAAGGCCAAGGATGCAGTCAATGGTTCACACCTGAATTCACCATACCCAGAAGCAACCAAAGAACAAAAGCAAGCTTCTGATGATTATGCATCTGGCAACCAGACTGCTGCACTAAACACTGCATCTATTGAGCATAAGTTTGCTGCACCTACTGCGCCAAAAGCAATGACTACCAATGACATTCCAATGGGCACCAATAGCCCAATGACAAAGGTAAATCTTCCACCATTACCAAAAACTGGCAAGGATGCATAAATGAATACAATTCTATCTCAAGCCATCGCCGAAGCTCGAAAGTATGCTGATATGCTAGGCATCATCGATCACAAACAGCTTCCTTACAATAGCATTACTCGTGCTATTCGTGAGTCTAGCGATATTAACCAATTGCAAGCACACGAAATCCGTGACTTGGCACTACAAGTGCAACAGCATCTAAGCGAGTCTTATGCTTCTGACAATCGGTATAAAGAGCATGAGAGAATTGGTAACTATCGAGTTTTTGTTAGCGTAAAGCCATACTCTGAAAAGGTCGGCTATATTGCTGTTGCAGAACACCCACGCACTGGTGAAGTCTTTCAAAAAGCTAATCACAAAACCCAAGAAGGTGCTGTTCTAAATCTATCACAAGAAATCGAAAAAGCAACACAATCACAAAAGCGTGCAAAGGGTGTTGTTGACCTAGACTTTAACGCAGAACTTTCAAATCAGTTGTTGAATGACTCTGGCAAAGAAATCTATGCAAGGGTAATGGCTGGTCCACACTTGGTAGTAGCCAGCAAAGAAACAGAACAAGACCCAGAAAAGCTTGCAGGATACCACAAGGTTTCTATCAGGCTACGCAACAAGGGCGAAACTGGCACAGTTTTCTTCAAGGTTCGTCTAAGTTCTGCCGAGACTTCCACTGCCGACCTAATACACAATGGCAGGTATGTTGTTGGTAAGCCAACAAAAGATGACAACGGAGACATGCATTTTCCATTGATGTTTGATTCAGTCGTAATGGCATCCAATGAAAATGTTAAAATGGGTATTCCCGGCCTCACTGTTGCAACTCCACGTCGCATGCAAGAAAGCAAGCTTGCTGACAAAGACTGGGATGGTGATGGCAAATTGGAAACACCAGAGCAAGAATATTTGGGNAGCCGAGACAAGGCTATTAAAGAGAAAATGAAAAAAGACATCAAAAAAGAATCCTTTTCCGGAGCAGTNGCTGAGCATTATGCACCCGGTCTATATGGAAACACAAAGAAAGAAGTAATCAAGAACATTGCCAAGACTTACTTGGGTCTTGAATCAGATGCAGCCGCTCGTGNTATGTATATTTCAATGGCAAATGCCATCGAAGCCCTCAGTGATGCCTACAATGCTGGTCGTGATTCAAAGATGACCACAGAAGCCAAGTCAATGACACCACGCCGCGAAAAGATTCGTTCCAAGATTGTAAAGGGAATGGAAAAAAGCAAAGAAGAACTCAAGAAGATGTATGGTGATCGTTGGGAAGATGTAATGTATGCAACCGCCACAAAGAAGGCTATGGGCGAAGCCAAGACACTTACACCAAAGCGNCAAGCCGAACGTGAAAAGATCATCATGGGCATGAAGAAGAACAAAGAAGAGCTAAAGAAGCGTTANGGTGATCGTTGGGAAGAAGTAATGTATGCAACTGCCACCAAGCAAGTAATGGAACAAGCTGATACAGAGCTAAACCCAATGGGCCTAGCAGTAATGCGCCGCATAATGTTCCGCAAGCCAGAACTAATAGAAATTCATGGCCTCGATACAGTTGAAGAAGTTGTTGCTGATTGTTGCTTGTTCTATGACGACATGGAAGAGATTGGCACTTCAGACGTATCTGGCGCAGTAAGAGAAGTCGAAAAACAACTCAACGCTATGAAAAAGGAATCATACAAATGAACAAATTTAACCAACTCCTAGAGTCAATCCAAGCAACTTCTGTGATGGACACAGATGGAAACCAGACACTTACAGTCAGCGCAAATGGCGAAGATGCATTAAAGCTAGCTGATCTACTCAAGCTTAGCGGTATTCTTCATCACGAATGCACAGCCGATTGTGGTCATAGCATTGAAGAAGAATTCTCCAATGAACCAAACCAAGTCTATGCAGATACAGAGACTCAGTTAGTTACTATGGCTGGTGGCCTCAATGGCCCAAAGCGCCAAGTAAACCCAAACAACCCCGGAGACAACCCACGCGCTATGCCAGCACTTGGGCTTCGTGGCAGTGCACAAATTAACATCGAAGAAGGCGAGTTGGCCCAATCTCTGCGTGCACAGTTTGAGTCATTTGTCCAAGACAAGAAGTGAAAATTAGTTGACATCTGTCGGGTTTAACTAATGCAGAGCTAAAAGGTCTATAACAAGAACCAACTTTTCTGCAAGTCGTGGTGTTTAATTACACCACGATTTTTTTTGCTCAAAATCCACAGATAAGTAATGGTAGGAGAAATTTTAACGTGTCAAGTGCAGATACCAGTTTAACCAAAAAGCCGTATCAGAAAACATCATACAACCAAGAACAAATAATCGAGTTCATGAAATGNGCCCANCCAATCACAGGGCCAAAGTATTTCATGAANAATTACTATCACATTCAGCATCCAACTCAGGGCAGAATCAAGTATGTCCCATANGAGTATCAAGATAAGCTAATTGATACCTATCACGATTACAGATTCAGNGTGTCTTTATTGCCTCGCCAATCCGGCAAGTGTTTTACTGGAGATACCGCAATAACAGTTCGAAACAAGCATACAGGCGAAGTAAAAACACTGAGCGCACAAGAATTTTATGACATGCACAAAGATCAAAAGTAAGCAATGACAANTAGNNTTTCTGATTCAGTCTCACGCAAATTCACCGAAGTCTTGCCAGTCAGTGACTGGGAGGTTTTGACTGATACCGGCTGGGAAGACATCACCGACATAAAGCAAACTGTTCCTTATGAAAAGTGGGAACTAGACCTAGAAAAAAGCATCTTGGACTGTGCTGATACGCACATTGTTTTCACCGAAGAATATCAAGAAGTTTTTGTTCGTGACCTAAAAGCTGGTGATTATGTAATGACTCGCATTGGTCCTCAAGTAGTTATTGATGTCACCAACACCAATGACGAAGTTACGATGTATGACTTGGGTGTAAATTCAAAAAATCACAGGTTTTATACCAATGACATTCTAAGTCATAACACAACAACCGCAGCAGGTTACTTGCTTTGGTATGGTATGTTTGTGCCAGATTCTACCATCTTGATCGCTGCACACATTTTTTCTGGTGCACAAGAAATCATGATGCGGGTTCGATACGGCTATGAAACATGCCCTGATCATATTCGCTGTGGTGTAGTCAGCTACAACAAAGGTAGTATCGAGTTTGACAACGGATCACGGATCGTGGCTANGGCAACCACTGAAACCACCGGTCGCGGTATGTCAATTTCTATGCTATACTGCTTGGCAGGCTCAACCCTCGTCACAGTCAAGGACACACAGACGCAGCAAGAATCCAAGATTTCACTGATGGATTTGATGCACAGCTACTCAGATGTTGCACTCACTGCGCCTCAGCAATATTATGCTAAAAACACAAAATATCAGATTCTTGGCCGCAACGGCTGGGAAAACTTTAATGGCGTAATCAAGAACTCAAATGTAAGAAAACAAGCAAGGACGTTGCATTTTGCTGATGGTAATTTTATTAGGGCTACACTAGAGCACAGATTCTTCAGTGCAGGCCACGAAGTAAAAACTCAAGAATTGATGGTTGGAATGGTGCTAGACACCATCAATCAAAGTTCAGGCACTATCGTAAAAATAGAAGAATGTCATTTGACCGATACCTATGATATCTATAATGCTGATAGTCATGTCATCGTAGCAAACAATGTTTTATCGCACCAGTGTGACGAAATGGGCTTCTTGCGCCCATCAATTGCATCAGCTTTTTGGACATCAATTTCCCCAACGCTGGCAACTGGTGGTAAAGCAATTATTACTTCTACTCCAAATTCAGACGAAGACCAGTTTGCAACTATTTGGAAACAAGCAAACAAGACAACAGATGAGTTTGGTAACTTAACTGAATTGGGCGTAAATGGTTTTCGCGCATACAAAGCAGACTGGTGGGAACACCCAGACCGTGATGAAGAATGGGCAAGAGTAGAAAGAGGCAAGATCGGAGATGAGCGGTTCCGCCGAGAGTTTGGCCTAGAGTTCTTGATTGATGATGAAACACTAATCAAAAGTGATACGCTTTCGCTACTAGAAGCTACTGAACCCATATTCAAAGAAGGTCAGGTCAGGTGGTTCAAAAAGCCTACCAAGGGAAATATCTATTGTGTAGCATTAGACCCAAGCTTAGGCACAGGCAGAGACTCAGCAGCTATTCAGGTATTTGAAGCAGAAACCCTAGAACAAGTAGCAGAGTGGAAACACAATCGCACACCAGTAGAACAACAAATCCGTATTTTGTCAGAAATTGTTAAATACATAAGTGATACCGTAGGCGATAAAAACACAGTCTATTATTCGATTGAGAATAATGGTATAGGTGAAGCAGCAGTTGTTTGTGTTACTGAAAAGGGTGAAGATAACATACCCGGAGTTTTCCTCAGTGACCCAAGAGCGCCAAGGTTGCCCGGTGTCAGGCTTAGAAGAGGATTTAACACCACAAATAGCAGCAAAGTTTTGGCATGTGCAAAGCTAAAGAACTTGATAGAAACCAATAAAATGAAAATCAAGTCTCGCGCACTCATTTCAGAACTAAAGACGTTTGTTGCCAGTGGAAACTCATATAAAGCAAAACCCGGTGAAAGTGATGATTTGGTTATGGCATTGGTGTTGACGATTCGAATGCTTCAAGAACTGCAAAATTATTACAAAGACATCGGAGAAAAGATCAAGGGTAGCGGGGATGATACTGTTCCTCCTATGCCATTCATAGTAGGTTAAAGGGATAAAAATGACAGACAAGACAGTAAAAAACGTAGCCACACAACTGTATGATCTTCTAAGTAGCAAGAACTTTGAAGTTCAGACTTATACATCTAGCGGCAAGACAACCAATGTCCCAGCAGAAGCATCAGTGATGTCTTTTGGGTATAAAACAGAAAGCAAGAACTATGGCACCGTTGTTGCCCTTGTTGATCCCAGTTTGGGCCTTGTGCTTTTTTATGGCAGCAACATGAGTGGCAGCATGGAAGGCGATGACCGTAAAGCATGGTATGATTTCTTGTATCATCTTCGCATGTTTGCAAAAAAGAACTTGCTTGGATTTTCTCTAAAAGACATCAGTAAACTCAAGCAAACAATTAGAACAATGGCACAAGTAATATCCGAAGGTGTTGCTATTGCCGAAGCTTTTTATGGCACCAAAACAGAAAGCTATTGCGACATGCCCAAGCGCACCAAGATCATGATTCGTCATAATCGTGAAATTGGCGAAGGTCAGGCACGTTATGGCAGCATCGATGCAGTTTTTGTTGAAACAGACGATGGTGAGCGGTTCCGTATGCCGTTTAAGAAGCTGGGCCCATGCCGCGCCCTTGCTCGCCATATTTCAGAAGGCGGCCGCCCTTGGGATGATTTCGGCAAACACGTAGTAGAAATGGTCAACGAAATGACCAACCTAAGAGCAGAAATGAGAAAATGCAAAGACCCACAGCCACAAAAGGATCGTTACCAAGAGCTAAAGGCTGATCTAAAAAAGATCGCCAGTGTTCGCGGATATGACGAATACAAGAAAAACTGGAGTGGCACATCAGACCAAATTACAGAAGAAAGCAAAAAAGATATGAGAGAAATTGAACTATTTGAAAGCTGGGTTGAATCAGTCGTAGAGCAAACAGTGCTACCATCAACCACAGCAGAAATTAAAGAACTCAAAGACCTAATGAGCGCACCAGTAGAAGTTGGTCCTGATGGCCTAAATGCTATTGAGCTATTTGGTGATCTAATCGGAGATGATGACTTGATTTCTGCTTTCCGAGACACAGGCCGCACAGAACCAGAAAGCGATGCCAGAGAACTGGTGCTAGACTGGATTGATGAAAACTCCACAGACTATAAACTACTCAACTTTATGCGTGAAGTTCGTGCTATGATGACGCAAAGAAGAAACAACTAGAAAAAACAAATAGCAGACCAAGAAGAAGACAATATCTGAGGCTTTTGAGTATCACCAAAGAACAAAGACCCCACTAGCAGAAAGTATTTTTCGTGTGGGGTCGCCTTCTTATTTTGAGCTTTTTCGTGAAGCCAGAAAGCTATTCAATCAAGGCGTGATTCTGTCTGAGGCAGACACTCGTTTGCTAGCAGAAACTGATATCGGTGAGTTTGGGACATATCGTGGCGAGCGTGTGCCACTTGACTGCCCAATGGTTATGGAACAAGACGATTTGTTTCCCGAAGACCAAATCGATAGCACGTTTGTGTATAACGGCCTAAGAAACGAAAACTCTCATGGCCGAAGAATCTCATCTGTTCGTCAGAACTTTCAAAACTTTTCTAACTGGTTTGGGGATTCTAACGCAGTAGATAGCAAGGATAGGCCACTTGTGTTTTTTCATGGCACCCGAAATGATTTTGATACATTCAAGACACACATAAAAACACACAACAGCTATGGTATTCTAGGCAACGTAGAAACCACCCGAAGTGGAATTTTTGTCACCCCTGACCTAGATACAGCTTCTTACTATGCCAATTCAAGCGCAGACGACCGCGCAGGCGTTGTATCCCCAGAGCAACAGGGTGCAAACATTATTTCAGTATATGTGCGCAGTCTGAAGCCATTTGATTTGCGCCGTGGCTACACAGACACACAATACGATCAATTAGAAAGTGTTGGATTCAACCCAAGAGTTTTGCTTAATATCCAAAATCATTGGGAACTATTTGACGATGAAATGGGTGATGATTTTGTTAAAGCACTAAAAACTCTGGGATACGACAGCGCCATTATTTACGAAGACACCGCAGACCGCCAAGGCACCGTTGCTGTATGGGTTCTGTTTTCTAGTAACCAGCTTAAAAGTGTGATCGGAAACGTAGGCACTTATTCAACAGAAAAAGGCTCAATTTCTGAAGCAGAATACGCAAACAGAGAAGTAGAGCTAAATTCCCCACGTCGAAATCCGGGTGAAGGCAAGAAGTATATGGTCTATGTAAAAGACCCTGATACCGGCAAAGTAAAAAAGATTATGTTTGGTGACCAAAAGGGTGGTTTAACAGCCAAGATCAATGACCCAGAAGCCAGCAAATCATTTGCAGCCCGCCACCAATGCGAAAAGAAAACCAACAAGCTAGCTCCCGGATACTGGGCATGCAGACTACCCAGATACGCAAAAGCACTTGGCCTAGCAGCATCGAGTAGCAAATGGTGGTAGAAACCGCATACCAAGATTTTGAAAACATAAATAACGCATGGGTCAGGGTTTTCGATAACCCTGATTCACAAAATCTTGTTTGGCACAGAGACAAGAAAAGCAGAGCAGTAAAAATTTTATCAGGCAATGGGTGGTTTTTGCAAATCGACAATGAACTACCCATTGAATTGCAGCAAGGCAAAATTTATTTTATTCCAGCATTGGTTTTCCACCGTTTAATAAACACAGAAAAATCAGTGTTAGAAATACAAATCACAGAGCAAGACTGATTTACACTTTAGCAGAAAAAAGTATAAATAATAGTTTGAAATCCATAGTAGATGCAGATACAATCTGTTCTACGAGATGAGATTTAGGAAGTATCTTTTGGTTCAACACAAGAGACGGAACCGCCATATTCCGGAGTCGATAGCAATTATTGACAGCCACAGGGGCAGTTGACAGTGAATATCTCATACAGGCATATAAAGGAGCTTTACAATGGCATCATTACAAGACATCCGCGCACGTCTTCAAGCGCAAGAAACTAAATCACAAAACACAGGTGGAATGGGCGATAACCAAGTCTATGCACACTGGAACATTCCCGAAGGCACAACTTGTTCTCTGCGTTTCGTTCCTGACGACGATTCAGCTAACCCATTTTTCTGGGTAGAAAAAGCAGTTATCAAGCTTCCATTTGCTGGCATCAAGGGCGGTGACCAAAAGAATGTTTTGGTTCATGTTCCATGTATGGAAATGTGGAACGAGACTTGCCCAATTCTATCCGAAGTTCGTCCTTGGTTTAAGGACAAGTCACTAGAAGAAATGGGTCGCAAGTATTGGAAGAAGCGTTCATATATTTTCAGCGGTTTTGTTCGTGAAAACCCAATGGAAGATGACAGCACACCAGAAAACCCAATGCGTCGTTTCCTCATGGGACCAGAGCTTTTCAAGCTGATCAAGGGAGCACTACTTGATCCAGAGCTAGACAATCTTCCAACCGACTTCGACAAGGGTCTAGATTTCCGTATCACCAAGACAACCAAGGGTGGGTATGCTGACTACGGCACAAGCACTTGGGCACGGCGTGAGACCGCTCTAACTCAATTTGAGCGTGAAGCAGTGCAAACACATGGTCTATACAACCTTCGTGAATTCCTACCAAAGAAGCCAGCAGCAGCAGAAATTTCTGTTATGCAAGAAATGTTTGAAGCCTCAGTTGATGGAAAGCCATATGATCCAGATCGTTGGTCAGCATATTTCCGTCCAGCAGGTATGAGTGCACCAAACAGCGGTAACAGCAGCGAAGCTTTTAGCACACCCACACCCGCTGCAAAGCCAGCACCAGCAGAATCATCGGTCCCACCTTGGGTAGATGAAGAAGAGCAGCAAAGTGCAGCACCAGCCAAGGAAGCACCACCCGCTTCAAATGGCTCCGATAAAGCAGCCGACATTCTAGCAATGATTCGCGCACGCCAAGCAAAGCCTGCTTAATCTACTGTAAGTATGGTGGGGGAGAATTCTCCCCCACTGTTTCTTTATCTTCACGGAGTAAAAATATGTCAAATAAACACATCGTCAATGACGCACGTCAGTCATTGGCAGTATCTCAATACCCAAGGATCACTTAACATGGCACAGCCTTTTGATATTAGCAAGTTCAGGAAGTCAATCACCAAGAGCATTGACGGCCTTGGTGTAGGCTTTAATGACCCAACCGATTGGGTTTCTACTGGTAATTACGCTCTGAACTACTTGATTAGTTCAGATTTCAACAAAGGTATTCCACTGGGCAAGGTAACGGTCTTCGCAGGCGAGAGTGGATGCCTGCCAGAATCAGCAAAGGTTACTGTTCGCTTAACAGAAAAGTAATTGATGTTTTGGGCCGAATATTTAAAACCCAGTTTGGTTGTTGAAAATTTAATTAAGGAAATAGTATGAAAACTGTAGAAAAAGAAGTCACTGTTAAGGAACTTCGAGAGCTTTATCATTCTGGAAAGTATGAAATTGAAATCGATACCCCTGACGGATTTCAAAAAATCGGTAAGTGGTTTGACAAAGGTGTTCTTCAAATGGTTCGTATTGCCACAGCGTCATTTGACACCACATGTGCAGTAAACCACATGATTCAGTTAAGCGATGATTCTTGGTCTCTTGCTTCAGAGCTAGAAGTAGGTGCAATGGTTAAAACCCGTAATGGTGTAGAGCCTGTTATCGCGATCCAAGAAGTGCAAGATTCTGAATGCTTTGACTTTGAAGTCATGCACACCAACCATAGATACTATGGCGATGGTATCGTAAGTCACAATTCTGGCAAAAGTTACATTTGCTCTGGTAACATTATCAAAAACGCTCAAGAACAAGGCATTTATGTAATCTTGATTGATAGTGAAAATGCGCTAGATGAAAAGTGGCTAAAAGCACTAGGTGTTGATACCAGCGATGACAAGCTATTAAAGCTAAACATGGCTATGATCGATGATGTTGCCAAGACCATTTCAGAGTTTATGAAGGAATACAAGATCATGGAAAACCGCCCAAGGGTTTTGTTTGTGATCGACTCACTTGGTATGCTTCTGACGCCTACCGATGTAAACCAGTTTGATTCTGGTGATATGAAGGGTGATATGGGCCGCAAGCCAAAGGCACTTACCAGCCTAGTTCGCAATTGCGTAAACATGTTTGGTAGTTATAATGTTGGACTAGTGGCAACAAACCACACCTATGCATCGCAGGATATTTTTGACCCTGACGACAAAATCAGTGGTGGATGTCTAACCGCTGGTCACAAGGTATGGATGGCTGATGGTTCTGCAAAGAATATCGAAGAAATTCAGGAAGGTGATGTAGTTGTAACACTAGATGGAGATGTTGAAGTATCATCCACATTTACGTTTGATGACAAAGAAGTTTTTGAAATAGAACTAGACTCAGGCGAGGTTATTCAGGCCACTGGCGAACACAAGTTTTTAACGCAGACCGATGAAAATCAGCTTGTATGGAAGACACTGGATGAACTGTCTAGTGGTGATGAAATCCTTCAGGTTGTATAACTTGACAATCACAGTCTCTGGGTTTTGCTACCCAGCAGATGACTAACAGCTATAATGGAGAAAATTAATGAGTCTAAAAAAAGTAAAGATTAAATCAAAACAGTCAATAGGCGTAACAACAGTTTACGATATTTGTGTTCCAGACGCTCATCACTATTTGCTTGACAGCGGTGTGGTAAGTCACAATAGCGGATTCATTTACGCCAGTTCTATCGTGGTAGCTATGAAAAAGCTAAAACTAAAAGAAGATGAAGACGGCAACAAGATCAGTGACGTAAGGGGCATTCGTTCCGCATGCAGGGTCATGAAGACCCGCTACGCAAAGCCATTTGAAAGTGTTCAAGTAAAGATTCCATATGACCACGGGATGAGCTTACATTCTGGTCTGGTAGACTTGTTTGAAAGCAAGAATCTTTTGGTCAAAGAAGGAAACAGCCTAAAGTGCACTCTACTTGATGGCACTGTGATCAAGAAGTTCCGCAAGGCATGGGAACGCAACGAAGACAATTGTTTGGACCTAGTAATGGTGGATTTTGCATCCAATCCAAGCAGGGCCACACAATCAGCAGCATCAACAGAAACAGAAACAGAAGAATCTATCAAGGAATAACACTCAATGACACATGACGAATCACTTATTGTAATTTATGATTTGTGGGACACCATCAGCCTGCACCTTTCATCTGTAGAAATCCAAGATGCAGCACATGCAGTGGTTTCTGTGCTGGTTGATACTCATGGGTTTTCACCCAAGGATATCGCCGAACATTTTCAGGGTGTTCCTGAAATCGAAGATGCACTTAGTGCATACTCGCTGGTGACCAATGAATGGGGTGATGTGGATTCAGACTTCGATGAAGATGACGAAGACTATATCTACGAAAACTGCGAAGACGATTAATTATGTCCGGATGGTATAACAGGGTAACCGATGACCTAAGCTGTCTGCCAGACTTCATTCAGCACTACGAAAATGAGTTGAATGAAGCAAAGCGGGAATGCACTATATTTGGGGTGTTGGAAAAATCTGCCCGTGATCTACCCGGTATAACTGAAACTAGGTTTAACCAGCTTCAAGAAATTGAGGCTGTGTTGAACTTCATGGATATTCAGTTGCGCAAGATTCGCCGAAAGCACTTCCAAAAATACCTAGAAAAATACAACCGTGCTCTTTCTAGCAGAGACGCAGAAAAGTATTCTGACGGCGAAGACGAGGTGATTGAATACGAAGTTTTGATCAATTCAGTTGCACTGATCCGAAACCGGTATCTTGGTATCATTAAAGCACTAGAGTCAAAAAACTTTATGCTTGGGCACATTGTAAGACTAAGGTCAGTAGGAATAGAGGATGCATCAGTCTAATAAAGCAAGAAGTTTTTGGTGGAGTTTGGGACCGTCACCGGGTAATTTTGGTGACCTACTGACTCCATACATTTTCGCACACTATCAAATACCAGTGGTCTGGGCAGACAAGAAAAAAGCAGATGGCTTGTGTGTTGGGTCTGTTGCCAAGTTTGCTAGGCCCGGCATGACCATTGTTGGCACTGGCACAATGCGTGCATCTGATCCATTGGAACCGCGTGCCAATTGGTTAAGTGTTCGTGGCCCATACACTCGCGATTGTGTGTTAAAATCTGGTGCATATTGTCCAGAGGTTTATGGTGATCCGGGGCTGCTAATTTCCAAAATAGTCCCAGCAAAACAAAAGCGATACAAGCTTGGGTTTGTGCCTCACTACGTTGATTATGCAGAAGTCGTTGCCAGATACCCAAATGAAAGGGTAATTGACATACTAAGAGCAGACCCATTACAAGTAGCAGCAGAGATTTCAGAATGTGAGACCATAATATCAAGCTCACTGCATGGAATCATTGCTGCACATAGCTACAACATTCCTTGTGCTTGGGTAAAGTTTTCTGACAAGCTTTCTGGTGATGGGATCAAGTTTCTTGACCATTATGCTTCAGTTGGTCTAGAATGTGCTGAATCCAAAATCACTGATCCAGTTTTTTCCACTGCATTGAATATAAATACTCAATCTTTGGAGAATGTGATATGCAGCTTACGGTA